CTCGTGAAAACCATACAAGAGTTAGAAGCACGTATCACAGCATTAGAAAGTTAATGATGAAAGTCTTAGAAGTAAAAGCGCAGATAGACACACACGAAGCCGTTTGCGCTGAGCGATGGAAAGAAACTATATTAAGAATAAAACGTATCGAGCATATTATGATAGGTACTGCAGGAACAATAATCGTCCTCCTAGTGGGGCTATTAATAAGGTAATGAGTAATGGATCCTGTAACAATATCAATAGCAGTAGGTGTAGCAAGTAAAGCTTTTTCAGCAATTAAAAGTGGATTTGCTATGGGCCGTGATATTGAGCAGATGTCTGGTGATATTGGTAGATGGATGGGGGCTGTGAGTGATGTTGACAATGCAGAAAAACAAGCCAAAAATCCTCCCCTGTTTGGTAAATTGTTTAATGCAGGCTCTATCGAAGAGGCAGCTATGGCTGCGTACGCTGGAAAAAAGAAACTTGAGGAACAAAGATACGAACTCAAGATGTTTCTGAATCTAACTCATGGTCCTCAAGCGTACGATGAGCTTCTTGCTATGGAAGGGCAGATAAGAAAACAAAGACAAGAAACCATATACAAACAACAAAAGATGCGTCAGCAAATTTTAGGAGTAATAGGTTGGATTTTCTTGTTTATTGTTATTATATTGTTATTTACAACAGTCGCAGTTATTTGGAATAAAAGAGCATATGCTGATGGTTACAAATACAAAAGTAAAGATTACACACGACAGCAAAAGATACAAAAAGGCATAATTGTTCTTCCTACTATGACCACATGTAGATTAAAGAAACGTAAAGTATATAAAGATAAATTGGCTTGTATATATCAAGGCGCTCAAAAAACATTTACATTGGATTTTACAGACATAGCAAATGGTTGCCCTCGTCAATACCAATGTGTGCTAGATCCAAATGGTAAAGAACCATCAATTGATTCTGTTATGGAGAGTTTAAGGAGTATTGCTAAATGAATAAATGTGTAGGTCTTTGCAGATTAGACGAGAAAAAAGTTTGTCTTGGTTGTTTTAGAACAATAGAGGAGATAAAAGAAGCGTATGAAAAAAACACTACAAAACGATAGTAAATACAACGAGTATGATCTCGATGGTGATGGAGTCGTTACTGACGAAGAGCTAGAAAACGCTAAAGTAATGAAGGAAACGGAAACTTTGTTAAGGAAGCAGTTAGCGCAGCTTCGGATGGCTAGGTGCACGTTAATAGCTATGGGTGTGTTTACATTGGCTATGTTTATTATTGATATTGATAGAGTAAAAGCACTAGCAGATATAAGTAATTTGTTTTATTTGTCAGGTGCTGGTATAGTTGGAGCGTACATGGGTACAACGGCTTGGATGAGTAAAAAATGATATGTTTAAAGCGTTAGTAACAATGTGTGTAATTGGAGCACCTAGTAACTGCATAACATTAGAGGATCAATATGGACCATATGAAACAGAATTTAATTGTAAACAAAGAGCTTTGGCTATTAGCAGGCAGATAAACAAACATTACCCATTGTGGAAACCATATAAATATAAATGCACAAAATTATCCGTAGGGAGATTAATTTATGACAAAGAAAATAAGTAAAAAACAAAAAACTACGCTGCAAAAACACGCTAAACATCATACAACTAAGCATATGAATAGTATGAAAAAAGACATGAAGAAGGGTAAAAGTTTTTCTAAATCACATACAAAAGCTATGAAGAAAGTAGGTAAGTAATATGTTAACAGCCCTAATTGGACCCGTTTCTAATCTTCTTGGAAAGTTTATAGAAGATAAGGACATGAAGAACAAGTTGGCACACGAAGTGGCAACTATGGCCGAGAGCCATGCACAAGAACTTGCCAAAGGTCAGATAGAAATTAACAAGGCAGAAGCGCAACACAAATCCATCTTCGTAAGCGGATGGAGACCATTTATTGGCTGGACCTGTGGAATTGCTTTATGCTGGCATTTTGTCCTTGCACCCGTTACTTTGTTTGTGTGTGCTTATTTAGACGTAGTTATACCTGAGTTGCCTAGCTTTGACATGGGTTCTCTTATGACGGTTTTGATGGGGATGCTCGGATTGGGCGGACTTCGCAGCTTTGAAAAGTATAAAGGGTTAACAAAATGAGTTTATACAGAAACATACAAGCAAAGAAAAAAAGAATAGCTGCTGGTAGTGGTGAGAAGATGCGAAAGAAAGGCACAAAGGGAGCTCCAACCAAAAAACAATTTGCAAAAGCAAAGAGGAAAAAGAAATGATGTGGACTTGGTTGCGTTTTTCAAAGTTTTTTAATAAGATAGGTAATTACTTCTATTATAAACATGTTGACTCTTTAAGAAAAAAGCAGGTGAAAAATGGACTTAGATAAATTACAAGAACAGCTTGCAGAAGATGAAGGGTGCAAGTATGAGATTTATTTAGATCATTTAGGGTACAAAACTTTTGGTGTGGGACATTTAGTTAGAGCCACAGACCCAGAAAATGACATGGATGTAGGTACAGAAGTGTCTAAAGAAAGAGTTGATGAGTGTTTTAAAACGGACATTGCTATAACTATAGAAGACTGCAATGTATTATACACTAATTTCAACGACATACCCGAAGAAGCTCAACTAATACTAGCAAATATGATGTTTAATCTTGGAAGGCCTCGTCTGAGCAGATTTTTAAACCTAAAAGTGGCTGTTGATGACGAAGATTGGATGGAAGCTTCCACTGAGATGATGGATTCAAAATGGGCAAGACAAGTGCCTAATCGTGCAGAAAGACTTTGTAAGAGAATGGAGAAGTTATCTTGGCTATTCAAGCAATAAAATTAAAACCTGGGATTAATCGTGAAGGCACTCGGTACACCACCGAAGGTGGGTATTATGACGGGGATAAAATACGATTTAGACAAGGCACACCTGAAAAAATAGGTGGCTGGGCACAAATATCCACTTCTAACTTTGAAGGTGTATGTCGTTCTTTACACAACTGGGTAACTTTAGGAGGTCAAAACCTTATTGGTGTCGGTACTCATTTAAAATTTTATGTAGAAAACATTGGTAGTTATTTTGATATTACGCCTCTACGTGCAACTAATGCCTTAACAAATCCTTTTGCCACAACATCTGGTTCTGCTGTTGTTACGGTGACTGACAGTAATAGTGGGTATCAAAACGGTGATTACGTTACGTTTAGTAATGCAACGGCAGTAGGAGGACTTACGTTAAATGGTGAGTTTGTTGTTAGTCTTTCTGTTACTACTACAGCAGGTACATATACCATAACAGCGGCTTCTAACGCTTCTTCTAGTGCAACGGGTGGAGGTTCTGTATCAGCAGGATATCAAATTAATGTTGGAAATCCTTTTGCCATTCCCATAACAGGATGGGGAGCAGGTTCGTGGTCACAAGGACCTTGGAATACAGGTGAATCTTCTACAACGTCTATTCGTTTTTGGTCTCAATCTAATTTTGGTGAGGATTTAGTATTTGGAAACGATGGAGGATCTATATATTATTGGGATGCCACTGGCAACGTAAATACACGTGCTGTAGAGCTGTCCACTCGTAGTGGAGCTTCTGATGTACCAATATTACAAAACTTAATACTTGTATCGGATATAAGCAGGTTTGTGTTTTGTTTTGGAACAAACGAAATAGGTAGTAATTCTATAGATCCTACTTTGGTTAGATGGTCAGATCAAGAAGACGCTGCTAACTGGACTCCTTCGGCTATAAATCAAGCGGGTAGTTTACGTTTATCTCGTGGTACTAAAATTGTTGCTGCATCTCAAGCTCGTCAAGAAGTTTTAGTGTGGACGGATTCTTCTCTTTACTCGTTACAGTATGTTGGTGCACCTGCTGTTTGGGCAGCGACTCTTGTTGGAGAAAATATATCTATATCTTCACAAAATGCTGTATCGTACGCAAATGGTGTTGCCTATTGGATGGGTAAAGACAAATTCTACATGTATGATGGTCGTACTCAACCACTTAAATGTGATGTGCGTAAATATATATTTAACGATTTTAACGTTGCTCAGTACTCGCAAGTGTTTTCAGGAACTAATGAATCTTTTCATGAGATATGGTGGTTTTATTGTTCTGCAGGTGAAACTAATATAGACAAATATGTTATATACAACTATTTAGATAAAATATGGTATTACGGAACTTTAGCACGTACAGCTTGGATTGATTCTGGGCTACGAGACACTCCGTTAGCGGCAACCTACGATCTTAATCTTGTAGATCATGAAACAGGTATAGATGACAACCAGTCTAATAGCACAGCAGCTATAACTGCTTTTATTGTGTCTTCTGATTTTGATATAGGTGATGGTGATAGATTTTCACTAGTTAATCGTGTAGTTCCTGATGTATCTTTTGATGGTTCTACAGCGTCTAACCCAGCGGCAACGTTAACTTTAAATGCACTTGCTAATTCTGGTTCTGGGTATAACTCTCCTGCTTCAGAGGGCGGAGCTAGTAATGCAGCTGTCACACGTACAGCAGTATCTCCTGTAGAGGTGTTTACAGGATTAATAAACGTACGAGTAAGAGGACGACAACTTTCTATGCGGTTTGAGTCTAGCGCTACAGGCGTTACATGGCAGCTAGGCACACCAAGGCTCGATATACGACCTGATGGGAGGCGTTAATGGCTGTAGATAACACACGATATGGTGTAGGATTTAGAGCACCTGCTCTACCTTACCCCTCTGCAGAATACGATCAAAAAGCTGCTGAACAGTTTAATAATGTTTTACGGATAGACATTAATCAGCTAGACACAACTATGAGAAATGCTATTACGTCCGATAGGGCCGAAGCAACAGGGTGGTTTTTAAGCTAATGCCTAATATATACACAAACGCAAAAAAAGATCTTACGGCTACTAGTGTAACAACTCTGTA